AATCTAACACTTTATGTAAGTAATGATACGCAAACAAGTAATACTTTTGCTAAAATTGTTAGAGATTCAACTGGATTACAAGAGAGTATTAATAGAATACCACAAGAGGCTCAAGCTGTTTATAGAACATATAATATTTCAATGACACATCTTGATAGTCCATCTTCAACATCTGCTCTAACATATAAATTACAAATGCTAACTAATGCTGGAACTTTCTATGTAAATAGAGCAGCTAATCAGGGTGGATTTTCAGGAACACATACAGCAACATTAACACTAATGGAGGTACTAGCATAATGGCTATCACAAGATTAAATAATAATTCTGTTAGTAGTGTTACATCATTATCTAGCTTATCTTCTTTACCTAATACTGTATCAGCTAAAGGTGTATTAAGTATGAATACAACTGTATTATCATCAGAGCATACAAATACTACTGCTGATTATGCAGATGGCTTGGCTTTAACATTTACTCCAGTAAGTGCTACAAGTAAAATATTGGTTTTAGCACATGGAACTTATGAAGCTAGAAGAGATAGTGGAGATCAAATTAAAGGTGCTATTGAAATGACACACAATATTGGTGGTTCTCAAACAAACTTTACTGGACATTGGGAATCAACAAGTGGACAAAGATTTTATGTCAGATACATGAGTGGTTCTAATAATGTCATTGGGGGTATTTATTCTGTCGGTCATGTTATTGATCTTGAAACTGAAAGTTATTCAAGTGGTAGTATTACACTCAGAATAAGACATAAAAGAACTGATGTTGGAGGTAGCTTCTTAAAAAAAGATACTAGAATAACAGCATTAGAATTTAAAGACTAAGAAAGGAAAAAAAAATGACAAGTATAGTAGATGCAATAAAAGCTCTTGATGCTAATGCAGAGTTTGTAATGTCAGGTGAACCTAGCAATCAAGCTGAGTACGAAGCTAATGTAAAATTTGTTTCTGGTGCAGATGAAAATGGATCTGCAATTTTTAAAGATACACAAGATTTTACATGGGCAGAAGTATCAGCAAAAAAAGCTGAGTTACAGACTGAATACGACAATAATCAGTATCAAAGAGATAGAGCTTCTGAGTACCCATCATGGCAAGATCAATTAGATGATATCTTCCATAATGGTATTGATGGTTGGAAAACAACTATCCAGGCAGTCAAAGACAAATACCCAAAGGAGTAAACAATGTGTGAATATTGTAATGGCGAATGTGTATGTAGGTAATGCCTAGTCTATCTGAAAAGACAGAAATAGGCTTACCTATAAAGAATCTTTTAGGTTTATTAGGTGCAGTAGCAACTGCTGTATGGGCATATTTCGGTATTTTAGAAAGACTAAATACTATCGAAACCAGGCAAACACTATTTGAAGCTGACCTTGTAAAAGCTGCTGACCAAACTCCTGTAGATCAAGAACAGTTTATGTTGTTAGAATTTGTATCTGAGCAAGTAGATGGTATATCTGAAGATTTAGAAGATATGAGCCATAACAAAGTTAATATACAAAGGTTACAAACTGATATGGAAAAAGCACTTGAAGATATAGAAGATTTAAAAGACAAGGTGAGAGCAAATGGTAACTAAAGTAATTATAGCATTATTATTATTCTCTGGTGGCACTATGATAGAACATACTGTTACTGATGGTGTAAAAGATTGTCTTGAAAAGAAAAGAATTATGACACGGAATATGCAATCTGATACAGCAAGAATAGAATGTGTACGAGTAGAAGCACAGATAGAAACTATAGAAGGTGTTGAATTTATTAGATCAATGAGTAAAGTAAAGTAATGACTGAACATGAAAAAGAAGTTAATAAATGGCGTAAAGAAGCCAGAGCCAACAAAAGGCAAACAACAAAATTACAGAAGGTAATTGATGAGCAAGAGATATTTATTACTTACCTAACAAAAAAGATATTAAGACTAACTGAAGAAGAAGAAATGAATATGCACCTAACAACAGAACTTAATAAATTTAAGAATCTGAATCTATCACAAAAAATAGAGAGTATGGATAATGCCAAGTCAGTCGGAGAAAATAAATAAATTAGAAAAAGATATCCTGTTAATAAAGAAGGATATCGAGATTATCAAATCTAATCACCTCAAACATATAGAGCAAGATCTGGGTATGATTAAGAAAGTCATGTGGTCTGTAGGTTTTCTTGTATTCTCAAACCTATTAGCACTAATAATAACCCAGATAAAATGAAGTTTTTTGTAGTTATTATATTCTGTGTTCAATCACTAACAACATCTCTTGAAAATACTTGTGTAGTAGAACCCCTAGAAGTTGAGTTTAACAATGTACAACAATGCCTTGCACATGTGGATAACTTTAGATACAGTATCAGAGAAAACAAAGATTTGTATGTATCAGGATTCTGTACACAAAAACAAGTAGATGCCATTTGAGGAACTAAAAGAACGGATAAAGAAACACGAAGGCTATAGAGTTGATGTCTATAAGTGTTCGGAAGGTTTCGATACTGGTGGCTATGGTCACAAGATAATACCTGGAGAAGAGATCCCCACTACTGAAGAAGGTTGGAATAAACTATTTGAAAAAGATTTCCAAACTGCATGTGAAGGTGCAGATCGTGTACTAGGTGACATTGATATAGATACAAATGCAAAAGAAATAATAATAGAAATGGTCTATCAGATGGGTGAAGGTGGTGTATCTAAATTCAAAGGTATGTTATCTGCACTTAGTGATGGTAGATATACTGATGCTTCTGACGAAATGATTGATTCTCTTTGGTATCGTCAAACACCAAATAGAGCTTCGGCATTAGCATTAGCTATGAGGGAGATAGATGTTGCTTAATTTACTTGGTCCTGTAGCAGGAGCTGTATTCAAAACCATAGATAAGGTTGTTGATAACAAAGGAGAAGCAGACAAACTAAAAGCAAAAGTTCAAGAAAAGATTATATCTGGTGAACTTGCAGAGCTTGAAGGAGCTGCTAAAATTATACAAACAGAAGCACAAGGTGGTTTTCTACAAAGAAACTGGCGACCTATTATGATGTTGGTCTTTGCTGGTTTGATGGTTGCCCATTGGTTCGGTTATACTGCACCTAATATTCCAGAATCTGTACAAAACTCTCTACTAAATATTATCTTAGTAGGTATCGGAGGATATACTATTGGTAGATCAGGTGAAAAGATCGCAGACAAGTTTAAAAAAGAGAAGTAGATCATACACGAAAAAATTAAAACATAGTCCTACAGTCCTTAAAACAGGAAATATGGACAAAATTTTAGTGATTTCTGACCTACATATACCATATCATCACCCTGATAGCTTTTCTTTCCTAAACAAACTAAAAACTAGGTATTCTTGGGATAAAGTTATAAACATAGGGGATGAGATGGATTGGCACTCTATTAATGTTAGTCATGTTATCAATCCAGATCTGCCTTCTGCTGCTGATGAACTAGAAGTCGGTAAGTTCTGGATGAAGAAACTGGAGAAGATGTATCCAGATATGCTATTACTAGAATCTAATCATGGATCTATGGTACTGCGTAGAGCTATGGCAAAAGGAATGTCTAAGTTCTTCTTAAAAGACTACAATGAAATACTTGATGTATCATCTCGTTGGAAATGGAAAGAGTATCATTGGGAGAATAATCAACTCGGTAGAATATACTTTGCACACCAGGTATCTAAGAATATTGTAAAGTCAGTACAACTTATGTCTGCTTCGGTATGTCAAGGACATTATCACACGCAGTCAAATATAGAGTATGTCGGCAACGACTTTCATTTGAACTGGGGTATGTCTGTGGGTTGTTTAGTAAATAAAACATCTTTAGCTATGGCTTATATGAAAATTAATGTAGCGAAACCAATACTATCTTGTGGTTGCATCATAAATGGTGTACCATACTTAATACCAATGTTATTAAGGAAGGATGGTTCTTGGGATGGGCAAATATACATCTAAAGAAAAAAAATTTTTTTTAAAAATAATCGAACATGGATGTTGCATACCAGGTTGTACATCAAATACACCAATGAATGTCCATCACTTACGAGGTTCTCAGGTTCAATTTAAAAGATCTAATCAGCTTGTAGTACCTTTATGTTTTGAACATCATTCGGAACTGACATGGGGTAAGTATAAACCAGAACATAGGTTTTGGGAATACTATGATTTAGATGCTTTAGAATATGCTAATGAACTGTATGATTTGTACTCTGTACAACATTAATACTTTTAACCTTTTTCATAATAGATCTACCAATATTCTTAGTGCTTTTCTCACCAGTTAGGTGCATAGCAACTACTGCATAAGCACAGAATATAGTATCTGCGTCATATCCAAACTGCTTTAGATATGTAGTATAATCAGTTAAGGTTTCTATTAACTCATCAAGTTGAGATTTAAGTACCATGTAGTATATATATGGCTTTGTTTATATTGTGTCAATTCACAAACCTGGAATAATTTAATCGGTTTTCCAGGATGACTGCGTTGCCCTTGTTCCCGAACCATATATTTAATCCCCAACAACCTAGCTAGGTGAAGGTTTTACCTTA